TCTATTACTACCTTTAGGAAGAGCTAATCTTGGTCTAGCACTCTTTTGCTGTTCTGATGGTTTAGCAGTTGCTTCCTTACTTTTAGTTTTTCCAGTAAGGACAAGTCCGGCAGTTCCTTCATTACCTTTGAATTTTCCTTTTCCAGAGGTCGCAACTTGAGACAACAGTCTTTCAAATTGTGGATACTTATCAAGAAGTTTGTCAGATAAACCTTGAGAAACATTCTTTAAACTTTGTTTTTGTTTTTCTGGATCTGATGCTTCTCCTGTGGTTTTTTGAAGACGACCGATTGCTGAAAGACGTTCAGCATCATTCATAATTTCTTTTTCAATTTTTTGCCTTTCTTCTTTGGATTTACTACTATGAAACTTCTTCACATATTCTTTTGCGGCAATTTTATACATGCCTTTTAATTCACCACCTTCTGCTGATGCCAATTGAGCACCAACACCTTTCTTCATACTAATCCCTCTCCTATCTTTAGGGTTATCTGGATTGTATATTTCTAAATCACCTTTTGGTGTCTTATCAACTCCTCCTGCTCCTTTGAATCTTTTAGATAGTTCTGCAGCACCACTTCCGGTAACTCTTGAAGGAAATCCCTTTTCAATAGCACTTCGCAATTTCCCCTGTTTACTGAGAGCCAGTAAACCACTCACAGAATCATCTAGAAATTCATTGTAAGGTTTCTCATCACCAGATTCTCTTCCCTGCGCTTTAGCAAATTCTTCTTCTCCAGCATTCCTAAAATTTAATGGATGTTCTGGATTCTTCTTTGCTGCTTCTACTTCTTTCTTTATCTCCTTTTCTGCTTCGTCAAAATCTTTGGATAAAATGAGATCTCTTACTTTTGTATTATCTGAATTTGCAATAAAATAATTCCAAAGTTTGCTTTGGGAATTTTCATCATGAGTTTTATTTAACTTCTCACAAATCAGTACAAAATCTACAAAAGATTTCATCTCTATCTTTCTTGTTCTATTATATTCTATTTAGAAATGCTCAAGAGAGGACTTGAACCTCCAAGTCTTGCGACGGCAGATTCTAAGTCTGCTGCGTATACCATTCCGCCACTTGAGCAATGGAGAATAGGGGACTCGAACCCCTCACCCCCGCCGTGCAAAGGCGGTGCTCTACCAAATGAGCTAATTCCCCAAATTAACTCCAATATTTAGTTGGAAGTAATCCAGATTCAAAGTCTAGCATATCTTCTTTTAATGTCAAGAGAACATCCCCAGCGATTGACATTCTTTTATAATTTCTTTGCGCTGCGGTATAATGCTTTAACTTTCCTGGAAATATCAAGAGAGTTTCATTTTTTGGTTGAACGGCATAATTTAATCCATTCAAATCTTGCCTTTCATTTACAAAATAAAAAGCATCTCCAAACCACTCATTCATATTATCAATGTAAAATACGAGAGGATCATCCTCTCTTACATCAATATAATAAACAAAACTAATGTGTGAACAAGAGTGATAATGTTTGGGAACATTAAATCTTGTTCCACAAACAGTATACCAACTTTTAACGATGTTTAACTCATAAAGTTCGTGCTGGAAATTAAACACATTCAGATAATCAACAACTTTGCTTTTCACTTCTTTAAAAAATGAGGCAAAGGCAGGATCCTTATGGACTAAAACTTTTCCATTAAGTTCACCAGTAATTAGTCCAGTTTCATCATCAAAAGAGTGACCTTGATATAAATCCTTTAAAAGACTTGTATAACCTTTTATTTCAGTATCAAAAACAACTACTGGTGCAAACTTATGAACTTTCATTATACTCCCAAAACTGTTCCAATATTATCATCAATATCTTGAATTACTGCACGAATATCAGTAATACGAGGAGGAACACTCACTTCATCATAAGTATAACCTTTTTGTGCATCAAACAGAACTTGACGGACTGCAGCAGCACAACGGGCATCCATTTTGATTGTTACTTTCTTATCTTTAGTCATCGGTCGTCAGCGGCACGGTTTTCGGAGAAATAAACATCAAAGGCACCTTCTGGGTATCTCTTCAGAAGTTTCTGTACATTACGAGCAACCACTTCATCAAGAGTCACATCAAGAGCCATACAAGCTTGAGCGACATACCACATAATATCACCCAGTTCAATAATCAGATGCTCACGATTATCCTCATTATAAGGTTTGCCCTGAAAAATCATTTTCTTAACAATCTCCATAAACTCCCCACCTTCAGCATTGATACCAACAGAAGCGGTCAAAAGACGCTCAATGTTTGCACCCTTTTCATCAAGGGCAACCAGGCGGTCAGAGAGAGCAAGAAAGTCCTTCGATGCGTCAGAAGTTACGGCATCCACAAACTCTGCGTACTTATCAAAATTAACGTGTTTTTGTTCCATTAAAATTTAAATCCTTCAAATGTTTTTTTGGTTTTCTTATCTTCGGTATCATTATACTCGTCTTCGTTTCCAGAGTCAAGTATGTCTTTTTGTGCTGACTGTTCGCAATCGTACAGTCTCATTTTAGCACGGTCAATGCCCACAATGAAACGTTTATAGATTGTGGGGTCATTGTATCGGTTCTTCAGTTGCTTCACCATAATCTGCCCCAACTGCTCCAACTCTTCAGTGCTAATAAGGGCAAACATAAGATCAGCAGTAGCAGGAAGACCAAAGGACTCGCTAGTATCAGTAAGTTCAACATCAGAAGAACCAAAACCTGAACGAGTGGTCTGAGTAGCGGAGACAATCGGGACATTAAACTCGACGGCGAGCCCCCGAAGTTCTTCAGCAATTGCTTTGATATATGAATATGAATTGACAGAAAGATTCGACTTATACCTGCTGGAAGCACATATATTAAGGTAATCAATGAAAATAATATCAGGTCTAAATGACTTCTTAAGTGATAATTCATTAAGAAGTGCCTTAAAGTGTCCACTATGTGCTGATGCAGTGGGATATTCTTTAATTATAAGAGTTCCCTGAGTTTTTTTCGATAGACTTGTGACCTTATTCTCAAACATCTGGCGAGGAAGGTCAATTAATTGCTGAATAGGAACATTCAAAAGGTTTGCGTCAATTCTTTCAGCAATGCGTTCTTCTGCCATCTCCAGCGTAATGTACAAAACGTTCCGTCCTTGGAGCAAGACGGAGCTAGCAACATGGCACATGAATAGAGACTTCCCGACACCCGTACCAGCAAGAGCGATATTAAGAGTTTTGTTAGGGATCCCACCTTTCGTGATTTTATTAAAGTATTCGAGATCAAATTCAATTTTATCTTCCTGCCTGTGGTAAAACTCATAACGTTCTTCATAGTTTTGTAAGTAGTCGTGTCCAATATTATTATCAAAGGATACTGCTAGGGCATCAGAAAGAATACTAGGAATCGCATCACGATTCTTCTTTTCATTATTACCATCAGCAATATGAATCGATTCCATAAGTGCCAAGTAGATAGCACGGTCACGACACCACTTTTCAGTCGTATCAAGTAACCATTGCTTTTCTACTGGAGAATCATTCAGAGACTTATTGATTTCTCTGACTTCTTTTACCTGCTCTTCAGTTAAGTCTGTACGATTTTCTACCTCAATATTGAGTGCTTCGATGGTGATTGCTGAACCATATTTGACAATGAATTGAACAATCTCTTCAAAAATGACCTTTTCGGGTTTGCTCTCAAAATAATCTGGTTGTATGAAAGGAATGACTTTGCGTGAATAATCTTCATTGTATATTAAGTTTCTGAGAATCGTAGTCTCAATTCGTTCCATAAGAGAATTGTTGTTTCGCGGCAGCATCAAGTTGCTGCATTACTTCTTCTGTGAAATATACTTCAGGTTCTTTCAGAATCTGTTTGGCATAAATCTTTTTGCCGTCAATTTCATAGCGCCCCGCAACATTCTTCCAGAGTCCAGCGAGTTCCCCGAGTTCCAGAAGACCATAATAGCGATCAAGACCACGCTCATCATAAAATAGACGGACTTCAACTTCCTGATTCTCCTTACTCAAACGCGACTTAGCAGTCTTTGCTTTAATAATGTTTCCAACAACCTCTGTTCCATCTTTCTCCTTTTTCTTCGAAAGATAGATGATAGTAGAAGCAGCATACTTAAGACCGCTACCACCGCCCATTTCTTTTGTAGGAACGTAAGCGCCGATAACATCATAAGTGTGATTAGTTACAATCATTGGAATGTTTGCCTGACCCAACTTAAGAGTGAGCATACGAAAAGCACCTTTCACAAGTTGTGATTTAGTCATATCACGAACTTGCTTATCATTCAGTGCATCAGTAATCTCTTTTTCAGTAGAAAGCATACCCAGAGAGTCTAGCACAAACATACAAGGTTTGCGTTCTTCTACAGGTTTTTTCATATAAAGGTCTACTGCCTTGAGTGCCTTTCCACGAAACTCTTCAATTGTTACAACATTCACAACTACAAGTCGTTGAGTATCAATACCCCGACTTTCTAGAAGAGATTTAGTGATAGCAGCCTCAGTGTCAAAGTAGAGACAGTAACCATCGGGATGAGTATCAAGAAAATTCTTAACCACTGCGAGAGAGAAAAAAGTCTTTCCAGTAGAAGACTCTCCAGCAATAGCAGTAATCTTATTCCCAGATACGCCACCAAATATACTACCTGAAACCAGTGCATTAAAAATGTATGAACCCGTATCAACATAAGTCTCTGTTTCGTCAATATCAGAAGCTAGTTTGGTGTATTCTCCACCAACCTCCTTCACAATTTCTTTAAGAAAATCCATTAGGCAAAAAATAGTTCAAGGTTTACAGTTTTTTCTACGTTCCATCCAATCGAATCAAGAATGGACTTTAAAGGTTCTACAAAACTCTTTTCAAATTGTAAGTCATAGTCAATGTATTTGTCAAGTCCAAGTTCTTTAGGAAAGTCTTGAATGAATGAGATTACATTTTCTTGAATGGTGTTTGGTTTTTTAAGAAAGATAAACTTAACTTTTTCACCATTATTAATTAGAGAATACTTATTGGTCAGTTTTTTCTCCTTTATATAATGATTGAAAAGAAGTGCTCCACGAATATGAATGGGAGTTTTTGGAGCATAGATGTTGGAAGAAGAATAATACTTACGAACATCAGAAGCAGTTCTAGGAAAGGCAACTTGTTCTGGAGGCATTTTCTTAAATTCTTCACGACACTTATCAATAAAGTTGATTACATCTTCTTCGGTCCCATTCATCATTAGTTTGAGACCATCTTTAATCATTTGGCGACAAGGAGCAGGAGTTGAAGACTTGACTGCTTCAATACCCATCATTTTCAGTTTAGGTTCTTCATAACGAACACCTTCACTGTCCCAGACATTCAGAATGTAACGCTTCTTCGCAGTCCAGATTCCACGCTCGGCAATATTCTCACGCTTCATCTGCATCTTCTGGTCATAAGCATTCACATATTCCGCCAGTTCTTGGTAGCAACCTTCAATATACTTCTCAAATTCCACCTGACAGACCTTATCAAGGAACGAAACAATGCTTTGAGTAGTTTTCTCTCTTCCCTTGTATACACTTTCAACCAAAGGACCCATATTAAGATAGATAGAGTCAGTATCAGAAGCAATAACATAATCTTCACCATCCGTTTTTAGAATTTTATTGAGATAGGCATTCATCTTGTTCTCAATCCAACGGATGGATACCTGACCAGACAAGGTGATTGCCTCAGCATTTGCTAGTTTGTAATAACGAAAATACTGATTGCCGATAGCACCATAAGCAGAGTTAAGTTGAATCTTCCTCGCCATTTGGATGTTGTTACATCTTGCAATCTCTTTTTCCAACTCTTTCGTCTTTTTCTTTTCATATTCTTGTTTGGCAGCAAGCATTTTCTTTTTATAGATGGTGCGGTCTTTATAAATCTTCTCCATCAGTTCTGGAAGAAATCCACGCACATCCTTACGGAACATTGCTCCGTTAGCACAAACTGCTTTGTCCTTATAAAGTTCAAATGTAATATCTTGATTGAGAATCTTATCAACAGTTACATTTGGGTGTCTTTCATCCAGAAGAGTTTCTGGTGATATGTTGTATTGCATAATGAGGTGAGGATATAGTGAGTTCAAGTCAAAACTTACCACCCAATCATACTTACCAGGAATCGGTTCTTTTACATAAGCACCAGCATACTTGGAATCCTTATCAGAACGTTCTTTGGGAGGAATCACAATGTTCCTCTTTTTCAGATAGTTGTAGATAATCGTATCCCACATTCGCACTTGTGAAAATACATCGTTATAGTTTGCTTTGGCGTCATATGCCATTGTCAGAGCAAGTTCAATCAGTTTCATCTTGTCTTCCA